CATTAGTTGCGTTTTCTGGCAAAACTATTTGGTCTGCAAGATCGTAAGACGTCTTTAAAAACCAAGCCATAGCTTTTTTATCTTTTTTAAACTTAGCATCTGACAATGTCCAAAAACCATTTTTTAAATAATCATTTAATTTTTGATTACCAAAATCAACTCCTTTTATGGCTTTTGTAAATTGCTGAGCTTCTTTGCCACCATCAGCTATAAACTGAGACATGGCTTCTACATAATCTATTATACCGTTAAAGTATGTTGGAAAATTACTTTTAAATTCATCGTCAGTAAGGTTTGCGTAGTTACCCAAAATTTGATAAGCTTTGTCTTCTGTAATTTCAGAGTCAACTTGCTTTAAATAATCTACTATAAAAGGCACGCCTTTGTCTATAGATTCTTGTTTACTAAACATAACAGTTGATTTACCATCTGAAAGTCTAAGCATTAATTTAGCATTATCTTCTGTTGTATTTTTAGATAACTCTTCTCTAATAGCTTGATTGCTCATCATTTTACCAGTTACACCTGCTAAAGCTAAAACCCTAGCTGATGTGTTTCTATCTGTACGATCTGGCTTACCGTCTATAATACCAAAAGTTTCTAAAAATTCTTTTTTAGTTATAGCTTTCTTTTGTTGTATTGCAAGACCTGCTTTACTGCCAGTTTTAGCTGCTTTTGCCCTTTCAGTTTTTATATAAAAAGCTTTTAATAAAGTATTAGGTACTCCAGTAGCTGTACCACCGGTGGTAGCACCTTCAGGTAGCATTGCCATTAAAACATCTGCGTTTTTATTAATAAACATTTGCGCAGACTGTAATTCTTTTTTAGTTATATTTGCTAAGCTTATCAGTTTTTTAGGAGATATACCAAATAGCTCTCCAGTTATTTCTGGTGTTTGGTCTTTTAATTTTTTAAAGTTTAAATTCTCAATATCTAACTCAGGCAGTTTTTTACTAATTGCCTCGTCAACTTTATTTTTAACACCCAGCCTATCAGATAAAATAATTTTCTTTTTCTTTGGCTTAGGCTTAACTTCAACTTCAGCAACTTCTTCAGCTGCAACAGTTTTTGCCTCTGTAACGTCTACAGTAAACTCTTCACCTAAAACTCTTCTTGAAGCTTCAATAGCTCTAGCTGGTAAAAATTTATTTATAAACGCTGCTAATGGCACACCAGACTCTGGTTTATATTCACCAATTAAATCCAATATACCACGCTCACCAGTTTCTATTTCATCGGCTAGCAATTGTCTATCAAAACCTGGAGCGTCCTTACGCTTGTCTACTATTTTATTTACTATAGGTTTAAATTCATTTATAATATCAAAAACACCGCCAACGCCTTGCTCCTCGTATATACGCTGTACATTGTCAGAGGCTGATTTAGAAAAAGGAACTTGTTGTTTTTCTTTAACTTTTTCTTTTGGAGCTTTTACAATATCAGCTTCACCTTTTATAACTTTAGCAGCTAAGTCTGATATTTCTCCTGTTTCAAAACCAAAAGCAAAACTTTTTAATAGGTCAAAAACGTCTTTACCTGTTTTTACTTCGTTAGTTTTTGTTAAGTTTTTATTTTTATTAAACAAGCCGTTAAAATTGTCTATTAACTTTCCTTGTAGAGATTTATCAGCATCTATATTATATTGACGCATAAAATCAATAGTCATTGCCAAGGTTTCTTCCGCTCTATATTCAGCGTCATAACCTTTATACAGTCTATGTGTTTTTGCAAACTTTAAATAAAGTTTTGAAAATCTTGCTTTAACATATTTTTCTAAGTTTTGCGACATTTTAACTATGTCAGCATTTTGCTCTGCTAAAGCTCTAAACAATGTACCATGACCTAACTCGTGAGAAAAAACAGTTGAATTACCAGAAATATCTTTAGTAGCATTTGATTCAAATTGAACAGATATTGGAAGCCCAAAATCTTTACCAAAATGAGCGCCGTGAACATTTGGATTTTTTTCTAGTTCAACTTTTATTTCTTCTTTAAATTCTTTTTTAAGATCATCAGCTATATTTGAAGAGTCTATATATTCATTTATTTTATCTATAGCGTTATCACCTTCTTTTATAGTTATGTTTTCTATTTTTACACCAGTTAACGTAGCGTATTCTATAGTAGCTTTTTTGTTTCTTTCTTTATCTTTAGAAAAAGTAGCTGAATTTCTAACTTGCTCTTGCTTTGAATAAATATTTTCTAATTTATCAACGTGTTTAATTATTAAATATTTTTTTTGATCTTCAGTTAAATTCTCATTAGAGTTTATTTCATCAATTCTTTTTTTGTGTTTATAAGCTTCACTAGTTAAATGTATTAAAACTCCTTTGTCGTCAGAACTTAAATCATCTATTCTATTTTCAGATATTTTTTTAGCTCTTAAATTTTCTTTTAATAAATCGTTTATTTGCTCAACATGTAGTTTTATAGCATCTTTAACTTTTGGATCTTTAACATTTTTTTTATAAAGATTTTTTAAGCTTTCTTGTAATTCTACTATTTTTTTCGAATTATTATTAACTGTACTCCACTCATTATTTGTAGAAAAAGATCTATATATATCATTTGTTATTACAGGCGCTTGAAAACCTAAACCACTCATTACAGCACCGCTAACATAAGATTCAAGTAAATTATCTCTTAAATCAACCTCTTTATCTAAAATATATTTATCTAAAAAATTTTGTCCTAAACTTGCAAAAAGCTCTGCAGAACCTTCTTGGTTAACATTTACACCATATCTTTTAGCAGCATCAATAAGACTGAATTCTTTTAAACTGTACTCTCCAAAATCATCTAAATCAATTGCTTTTTTAAAAGAGTTTTTAGCTGTATTAAGTTGTTTTAAAGCTATTTTTTCTGTTACATATTCAGATAAACCATAACCAATTCCAGCCGTATAAAATTGAATAGGACTTACCATTTGACCTTCTTTACCACCAGTTTGTAAATATTTTTCAATATCAATATTCATTTCATTCATTTTATCACCAGCAGCACTTGCTGAAACGACAAATAAACCAAAATTACCAGTAGTAGCTGTTACAGCTGTATTAACTAATTGCTCTGAAAATAAATCTAAAGTAAATTCTCCAAAATCTTCTAAAGAATTTATTTTTTTAAACTCTTGCCTATGCTTTGTAAATTTATTTATTTCTTCAGCTTTATCTCTTAACTCATTAATACTTATTTTTTCTTCTTTCATGGTTTTACCCATTTGCCTTGCTATTGGCTGTATAAAAACTGGTAGTGTTTTTATATCTTCCTCGTTTTCAACATCAATACCGCCAAGGTTTCTGATCACACCAGGTAAACTAATATTTTGTGCAAAGTCACCTAATCCAGCAATAGCACTTAAAGTTCTAGATGATATTCTATTTGTTGCAACGTCAATATTATTATAAGTACGCTGAGTCATATCAGCTATAGTATTAAAATCTTCTGATTGTATTCCTATTTTATTTAAATTTTCTAATTCTTCATTAAAAAGATCTACAGCAGCTTCTCGCGTATTAATTAAATCTTTAAATTCTTTAATTTTTTCTTCTGTAAAAGAATCAGGGTTTAAGTCGTATTGCTTTTTAATATTATCAATTCTTAAATCAATATTGTCTATAGAGTCTTTGTCTGTTGTTAATTTGTTACTTAACTCTATATATTCTTTATTAGCCTCTGCCTCTTTAACTTTAAATTCTGTTGCAAGTATAGCTCTTTTTTTAGCATAAGCAGCTTTTTTAGCATATAACGATGGATCTACACCTGGTAAAGAATACCACGGTAAAAACTTATCCTCTACATCTTCTAAACGTTCTTCTAACTTTTCTTTTAATAAATCTTTTCTTTGCTTTGAGATCCACTGCTGTTTAGCTTGTTCTATATTATCTCTTTCCTCGTTTAAAAATTCATCAAAAACATAGGACTTGTATTCTACTTTTTTTCTAGGAGCAACGTAAGAACCATAACCTTTTGCATAAGGATTAAACAATGATTGTTCAATTTCTTCTTCTTTAATTTTTGTTACTGGCTCAGCTTCAGCTTGAGAAATAATATCACTAACTTCTTGTTCGGAAATATTAATATTACTACCAAAAACATTATAATCAGCGGCGAAGCTAGCAGGAACTTTATTATAGTTTTGTATTACTAATTTTATATTTCCTTCTGTCTCACCAGCATCAACCATTCTTTGAACAATTTGCTCTAGCTCATTCATTGTTAGTAGTATATTTTTTTATTAAATCTTCAGCGCTTAAAACATTTACGCTTTTTATAAAATCATTTAATTTTTTTATCTGTCTTTTTTCACCTGAAGTTGTGTTTGGTTGAAGATTTATATTAACAGATTTATTACCATACATAACTTTTATAGCATCACCTAAGCCATATTGTTCAAAAGTAAAACCTTCTGGTAAGTTTTGTTTTAAATATTTTTCAGCATCTTCTTCGTTCATTTTTATAAAATCAAAACCAACTTCAAGTAAACCTTGGTTTGTAACGTTAGCTTTTTGCTCAATATAATTTAACAAACCATCATATTTAGCCACGTCTTTAGGGTCAGGACCTATACTTTTACCATTTATAAAAAAGTTTCCATTTTCATATTTAACTTCTAAAAACTCAATAGGGCTTTGCATTGTTTGACCTTCTTTTGGATTATTTAAAAAGTTTATATAAGGTACAAAATCACGCTCAAAAGTATCTGCGCTTACTTGCCCTTTTGCTGTCATATAAGCACCTCTTTTACCAGTTCTACTAACTTCTTTTTCTTGAAGCATATTTCTACCTTCATTAAACTTTGATCTTAAATAACCGTCAGTGTACCAAGATGACGCAACTTTTTTAGCAACTTCAAAATCAAAATTCTTGTCATGTATGTCTGTTAGTGCATCGTATAATACAGCTATATTTTCGGGTGTATTAAAATCATTTTTGTCTACAGTACCGTTACCATCAATATCATATTTATCTTTATTTAAAGTTTGCAAAACTTTGTGTATATTAGGGTTTGTCAACAAAGCTTCTCTATATGAAATATCACCAAAAGTATCTGATGATGTAAGGTTTGCAAATTTTTCAGGAGTATTAATTAAAGACTCAACATTTCTCGTGGCATCAGTTTCGTTAAAAGTGCTACCTTTTGTAGCGCCAAGCTTCATAGAACTTAAACCTTGATTACCTAACCCAATAGTAGGGGCGTCATCTTTAGTAACTAATTTGTTAAATAAATCACTTACTTTTTGTGTTTCACCATCTACAGTAACACTTAGTTTATTATTATCATCCCAATTAAACTGAACATCATCATATTTGCCATCTTTATCCCAAACTTTACCAAAAACATTATAAAAATTAGGATCTGTAGTTTTTACATTTATAGTACCATCAATATACGCTTGACCAAACTTACCAAAACCAGCTGCTACAGAGTTTATTTCAGACGCAAGTTGTTCAATTTTAAATTTAACTTCATCTTCTTTTTCTTTGTTACCGTAAACAGAATTAAACTCTTGCTGTAATTGTTTTAATCTTTGTACGTTTGCCTGATGCATACCACCTAATTGCTCACTTCCAGAAGCAAGTTTTCTCATCATATCTTCTACGTTACCAGCAATATCGTCAAAAGCTTTTTGCTTACCAGACTCATACTGATTATAAGCATTAACAATATCTGTCATAACACCAGTTTTAGCTTGTGTCATAGCAATATTGTAATCAGTGGTAGATAAAGGTACCCTTGATCCTGCTTCTCTAAACGATGCTTCTATTAATTTTTGATTTACTGCCATATTTTATATTTTATTAACCGTTATCACCTCCTCCTTTAGGTCCAAATAAACCTTGCAAACCACTCATTACCGTTGGGTTTAAAAGAGTTTTTGTTAAAGTACCCATAGCTTGTCTTGTGCCTTGCGCAGCGGCTAAATTTGCACCCATAACGTTTTGTTGAGCCGCTCTAACACCTAAGTTAGCACCTGTAGTTTGACCAAGTTGCATACCAAGTAAAGTCGCTTGTCTATCAGCTTCAAATTGTTGAACCATTTGCTGTCCTAGTTGCACTTGTAATTCTCCTTGTGCTCTAGCTGCTTGATTAGCTCTTTCTTGTTCAGCTATACCAGCTGATATTGCCTGCGCTTGCAATTGCCCTTGATTAGCTAATGTTTGAGCTAAACCAGCTATACCGCTAGTACCAGCTGCAGCTCTAAGCCCTTGCAATATATCAGCTCTTTGCTGTAACCCTTGTTGAGCTTGAAACTTAGTGGCTCTTTGACTTACAGTCAAATCTTCAAAAACATTTTCTGCAAAAGGATTTCTAAATTGAAGAGCTCTATATTCTTGTTTTTGCTGCTCCAACAAAGCCGCTTGTTCTCTTTGAAGTTCTAATGCTTGTTGTTGTTGCTCACGCGCTACTTGTCTATTTGCTCTTCCTTGTCTAGTAGAAGATATAGCGCCAACAGCAGCAGCAGCAAGTGGTACCCACCAAGCCATTAGTTATTTTGATTTTTAAAGTTCATAATTCTTTGTTTATTTATTTATAATTACACTTTTTGTGTATTATTTACTACTTTGAACAACTTCAGAACTAACTGCAAAAAGTTCAGACTCTGTAGTTGAATTATTTTTCATTTTAACGCTAGCATAATAACCTGTTAAACCAGATGTATTAACAGCTGCATCTTTAGAAAATAATAACATATAATTATCTAAATCATTAGGAGAAATAACTGTAGAACCAACATCAACCGTAATTGTATTTATAGATGTGTTTATAGCGGTTACATCGCCAAGTTCAACTACGCTAGACAAATCAGTTGAAAAACCTCCAGAAGAAGTTAAACGAACATGATACGTAGTATCTCCAATGCTTAATGAGTCATTTAAATCGTTACCTATTGTTATATCTATTGTTGCCATGTTATGATACTGTTAAAATACTATCTAAATTAATTGTTAGTGTATGATCTTGTGTTCCAAAATTAGTTATAGCAAGATCAAAAGCTAATGTTGCATTTCTACTACTACCTGTAAATGTAAGTGGCGTGTTGTCGTCTAACGTTTGAACTGCGCTTAATGTCAATTGATTCACATTAACATTATCTACGTGAGGAGCTACTACCGCAGCATTTATACCTCTACCACTAACAAAAGTTGTTGAAGCCGCTTTTATACCAGCCGCGCTATCAACATTTACAATTGCGCTACCACTTACAGCACCATTAACTAACGTTGTAACATCTTGTAAAGTTACTGCATTTAATAAATAACCAGTAGCCGCTTCATCTATACCTAATAATTCAAATTCACAACCACTAATCAATTTACTAGTTTCAGATCCACCATAAGTAAATGTAATACTTGCATCGTCTGCCATACCACCATCTCCAGCCGCGTTTTGTGTAACGTCAACAACTATAGTATTTGCAGATGGATCTACAGAGACTATTCTTGGACTGCCTGTTACACCAGTCCCAGTCATAGTCATACCAGGAACTAAATTAGTTACATCGTCAAAAGCAACGGTAGCACTAGCTGTTTGATCGCCGTTTTTAATTTTTACAATACTTGATCTAATATCTAAAGGATGCATGCTAGCTACATTAGCTCCGTAACCCCTAGCAAATGTAAATGAATTTGCCAAAAGTGATAAATCATATGAAAAACTTCTAACTAGTCTTTTAGTAGAATTTCTTTCACCAGTCATAGTTATTGTTGCTGGGGGAAAACTTGAATATGAACCAGAGTGCAACGTTGATGCTAAAACAACACTTATAGTTATAAGTTTATATTGATTTATAGTTAAAGTATATAAATTTTCATTTGTACTATCTTGTATACTACTATTTAAAGTAGTACCTTTAGACAGCGTTGGCGTCAATTCTACCGTATAAGTATCATCAACACTTATATTTGGAAAAGTAATAAATCCTATAAACTCACCAGTAGCATCTATTTCTTGATCTGTTAGTTCTGTAACTGAAGCGGTAAATGTATTTGTAGTAAAATCATAAGTAGTATCAGAACCACTAGGATTATCTTTTGTTATTTTTAAACTAAACTTTGCTGTAGCATCTCCTTTTACAATAAAATTTCTAGTAGTTCCATTCGAGGCTATATCACTAGTATCAAGTTCAAAAGATTTTATTTCTATAAGATTATTATTATGTACGTTGGTAGTAGCTGGCAAAGCTTTTGTAGCGTGACTAAATATTATAGTATCTCCAAAAGAATTTACAGTATTTGTATATTTTATAACAAATACTTTAGAAGTTATTCTGTTATTAGAATCTCTAGTTATAGTCTCTGCTATATTATAAGCAGAAGAATAAGCAGTTCTAATATTATATTTTGGCTCTTTAAAATAATAATAACCACTTGAGGCTGTAAATGTTATTGTAGCAACAGTTGCTTCAACACCACTATCAGGCGTTAATATGTAGTTTGTGTTAGACGCATAATTTGTTGTTGTCGTGCTTGCCGTAACACCAGCGCCAGCAGATATAGATACAATATGATTAGCATCTACGGTTACAGTACTATTTAAATTTATTGATAATGCCATATTAGTTTGCTATTGTATGAGATGATATAGTTCCTAAACCCTGAACATTAAATTCACCTGTGTCTAAGTTGCTTAATGTAGTTGTATCACCTTTTATATAATTAAACCATTTACCTTCTTTTTCTATAAACTCATTTAAACTACCACTTTGCTTGTCAGTTGTTATATCTTCTGTATACCAACCTGTTTTAGCTGTTAAGTTATAATATTCACCTTCGTCAGTGTTTGTATTTTGATCAACTTTAGCCTGCGTACCTTCATAGTTTAATGTTTTAAAAGTTTTTATTGTACTTGGTTCTTGATTAAATACAAAGGTAACATCAGAATAATATTGTGTTCCATAAAAATTATTATATGTAGTATTGTTATGGTGCCACCATATTTTTAAATTACCACTTTCAGGAGCTATTGTATAATAGTTGTTAGCTATACTTAAACCTTGTTCTGGTATAAACGATTTAAAACTTGTCCAACCTTTTACATTTTCTTTATAACTAACAGTATAATTTGAACTTCCTTTTAAAGTTACATTATATTCTTTTTTATCGTTATCATAAGTTCCAAGTATAGTTGTAGAAGATTTTAAATTGTCTTCAAACCAAGTACCCATACCAGCGTCAGATATATCTGTTAAACCATCCATTGATAATCTTAATACTGCACCTCTTTGTTTATCTGTAAAATAAGCCCTGTAGTTTTGAGTAACAAATGACTCTGGATTTTTTGATATACCATAATCACCAGCAAAAGGTATTGTTTGGCCAAGTACATTTGAACTAGCAGTTACATTTACATTGCCATCGGCGTTAAACAAAGCGTCTTTATTAGCTTGTATACTTAACACTTTATCTTCACATAGCGTTAATAAATCAGAGTTTCTAGTGTGTAATTTTTGTATACTACCATATTCTGGGTTTACATCTTTAGTAATTTTTTCAGCAGCAATAAATTGATTTGTTTCGTTAATACCACTTGTAGAGTTGTATAAACCAGAATATATTAAACCATACTTTCTTCTTTCTTCTTCATATTGACCTTGAAAAGTTGTAGAAGCTCTAGGGTTTTTATCAATAACAACTTGGTTAAAATCATCTTTTATTCTATTAGACTCTACACCATTACCAAAGCTATAGCAATTAAACCAAGGTAACTCATGAAACACCGTGTGATTACCAACACTTATAAAGTCACTAGCTTCATAATAAATATCTAAACCTTCATTAGTCTTTGGTTGTGTTTCAAATATAGCTGGTTCATTAGAAGGCAACTGACGCTCATCGTTTAACGATGGTTCTACAAACTCTATAAATTGAGGGGTGTCTTCGTCCATTAAAGTACTACTTACCCCAGAGGTCCTATTTAAAGGATCATAGTTACTATTAAACCCAGGCGCATCATCTAATTCTATAGTCCATGTTAACCTTCTATTTGTAGCAAGACCAAATCTATCTTTTTCATTATTTATACTATCCGCACCTCTTAAGGTAAGTGTGGCTGTTTCATTTACAATCTGTCTAGTTCCAGCTGATGGATTTTCAAATGATTGAGAATTTGCGAAAGAATAACTATTGTTAGTGCTTAAATTACGAGGTCTTACATATGTACCATCTGATTCTCTACTAATTATAAACTCATTACCATTAGCATCAAGAGCAAAAGGATAAGCGGTGTGATTCCATCTTCTTTCTTTTCTTATTTTTGTTATAGTGTAAACCTTTTCACTAGTGTCACCGCTAAATCTAAACTTACCACCTACTTTTAGTTTTTTAACAAACTCCTGCTCATTAACATGGCTTGAATTATTTGGACTACCAACAGACCAGGCATCCGACCAAGAAGAAGCTGTGTCAATATTACTACCATCAATATCTTTTAAATTACTTTCTGCCCAAATTTTAGAATAAGAAAGTTCCATATAATATTTACCAGGAGTAAACCAAGTATCAGTTGTAACTCCATCAAACTTTTTTTCACTACCATCAGCCTCAAAAACACCTCTACCAAATCTACCTGATGTTTTTACTGCTTTGTTATTTTTGTGATCCCAATAACCAGAAGCTTTAAATGTACCGTTTGCTGGTAAATCTTGGTTTAAAGGCTGTATACCTATATAAGAAACATTATCTATAAAAAAGTTTTTTCTTGTGCTGTTATTATCGTCGTTTAAAGGGTTTATTTGTGTGTTTGCGTAAAGTTTAAACTTAAGTATTCTATTCCATTTTAAGACAGCTTCTTCAGAAAGTCTCATGTAACGATTACCACTATCTAAATATGTAGTTCCTCTAGCCGGAGAATATGAACTTTCTCCAGAAAAATCAAAATCATCACTACCATTAAAAGGAGCATCGTTAGTTACAGTTGTTTGTATTAAAATATTTTCATCTAATTTTTGATACCTTGTTGCTGTTCCAATACCAACACCAACAACACCATCATCAGACGCATACCAAGCTTCAGTTCTAGCAACAATACCAACATTACTTTCTGATAAAGCAGCTTGTGATAATACAAAATTCTTTAAGTTATCATCAAGCAGCAGTTTAACAAAAAACTTACCATTAAATTCTGGTCTTGCCTCGTCTTTTTCCTCTGAAACAATAAGGCTAACACCAGTATTTAAATTTGTACCACTCATTATCCAAGAAGCGTCGTAATCACTTATAGGAGTATTTAAGTGAAACATATAATAGTCAGTACCATTTATATCTTTAACAGATAACAAATCTACTTTATAATAACTTGATAGACTAGTACCATCTTTAAATCTTAAAACTAAATTACTTAAATCGTCTAATGGTGCGCCATCATCATTGTCTATCCATATATCTTTTTTAATAGCTAAAACAGTTTGATCGTCTGTAGGTCTATAATTAGTGTCTCCAAATAAAGTGTTAATACCAGCAGAAGCATTTAAACCAACACCACTACCAAGAGGGTTTCTAGTTAATCTTATGTATTCAGGCGCTTCATTTTCTATTGCAAGAATTTTATATGTAGCAGATTCTTGTAATACAGCTGGCCCCTCTATTTGTTTCTTTAAAACTAAATAAGTTTCTTCATCAACTTTGTTTCTTTCAGAAGATGGAAAAGAAATCCAAACATTGCCATCAATAGAATTATATATTCTATCCATGGCTAAATTATAGTATTCAGAAGAAGTTTCTTTTACAAAAAATTTAAATGAATAAGCAAAAACAGGTGGATTATTTTGCAGTTTTACTTTTATAGAGTTTGCATTTACACTTTCTGATTTAGGAACTTTTAACGATGCTGTTTCATCTGTTAACACTGGAGTTTGTCTACCAAATTCATCCGCATAAACTACACCTATTTGATAATTTCTTTGAGATTTAATAGATTTTTTAGTGTCTACTATTTCTTGACAACTAAAGTTTGATATTTGCCCTTTCCAATTAAACGAACCAGACAAGGATTGAAAACTAAATGTAGTGCCATTATTATATAAATTATTTTGACCTCCTCTATTTACAGTATCTAATTTGAGAGTAAAGTTATATTCTCCGTTAGCGTTAATATCTTTTCTAGCAAATTTATTTGAAGCTATTAGCTGTAATCTTAAAACGCCTTGCACATAGTTTTCTACTTTAAATTTTATTCTATAAACACCGTCATTTTGAAAATTTATATTTTGAGATATTTTGTCAAATTGACTAACACCTGTAGAAGGATTTTTTTCTTCAAAACCACCACCTAAAAATAATGTATTATAAAAATCAGCTGTTAAACTCCAAGAGTTATCCATATTCCAACCGTCTACAATATTTCCTGTTGTGTGGTTAATTGGAGTTGCCAATGGATTTGCTAATAATTCTGCAGAATTGTTTAGTCTTGGACTTATTAACGCACTTAATTGTGGTTTTACTATATCGTTAGCATCGTCTTTTAAATTATAATTTTGCAAATAATTACCATAAATAACCCTGTTACCTGTTATGCTTTGAGCTAAAGCCCTTCTAGGCACATTGTCAAAATGTCTTAATATTTGGTTAGATGGTATTGCAGCATATATATTTTCAGAAGTTATAGAATATTTGCCTTGAAAAGTAAAGCTGTCGTTTACAGTATTCCAAGCGTTAGTACTTCCGTTAATAACAATGTCTGTTCTACTTATATTATCTACTGTATATATAATAGGTGAATTAGACTCTTTATACAATATGTCTATTTGAACAACTTCTTTAGATATGTTGACAGGTATAAAATCTTTTATTATAACTTCTTTAACTTGATTTACCATACCGGCATTATAACCTTTTATAGTCTCATAATTAAACTCGTCAGGAATAAAAGCAATGTCTGAAAAAGGAGAGATGGTAGAGTATTCGCCATCAACATATTTCCATCTCGTAGCAAATCTTACAAACTTTTCTTCAAAAAGATTTTTAGCTATATGTTCTAAAATTATATTATAAGTATTACTACCACTAGGGGTATTTTGCTTGCTCAACATTTGCAGTGTAACAGTAGTGTCTTCAATAATTTTAACTCTAGCCTTTACATGAAAATTATCTGAAGAAGGCGTTATATTATACCCAAATAATATAGTATCATTAGGTTTATAATTTGTAGCAACAGTAGTTTCTATCTCAATAGTATCATTAATACTAACGTCGTCAAAATTAAATGTAGTTGTTGTTGATATTATTCCAGACCTGTCAGAAATACTTAGATCAACAATAGGCGCTGTTTCAGGGTTTTTCTTTATAACAGTTATATCGCTTTCTTTATAATAACCATATTCTACACCATTTACAAAAACCTTTGTTGATTTATTTAAATCAGAAGCGTCAGTGCCTGCTAATGCTCTAGTTAAATTTATTTTTTTAGGTTCACTGTTATTATCTGTCCAAAACAATAAATCATCAATTATATTCAAACCAGTAATTAAAACATTTTTATCAAATCTTAATACTCGCTTTTTAAATTGAGGGCTATCTGTAAAAGCATTTGACCCGTAAGTATCAGGTACCTGCCAAGAAAACTCTATCCAATCCCAATCTTTTTTATAAACTTCAACATCGAGTGTTACTGTGCTTCCAGAAACAGTTATTTGTCTATAAACAGAGCTAGTTGTCCCCACAAGTTTGACATACATACCTGTTGATAAATTTGTAGTTGTTGTTGTGAAAGCTGTATATGGATTACTACCTGTCCAGTCACCAGATGCTGGCGTTGGGTGTTTTTCTAACCAAAAATCTATAAAAACAGGCGTTGTAGTATGTGTGTTTGTAGTAGAGTTATACACACTTTTGTATATAAAATCTTTGTAGGTAAGAATAGAAGAAGGAGCTGCAGCAACCCAATCGGTAGTATCAGCTATTAACCAATAAGCTGTATTATTTGATTCATCAGCAATAGCGCCAACGCAAAAACCAGAATCAGAAACTGTAGTAGGACTAGCAACAGGTATTGCACTATTACCTAATAAACTTTGTACAGTTCCAACATTATCTGTGTCAGATGTTGATACTTGAATATTGTTTGCATCTATATATTCTCCATTAGGAACTAGTCTTTCATCAAGGTCTTTGTTCATTTTACCTTGATTGAAAACATGTTTTATTTCTGGCATATGTTAGTGTTTTATATGCTTAGACTTACCTCTAAGTATTTGAGTTAATTCTTCTAATTTTAAATTTGATAATCTTAGTTTTGCTTTTCTAGTAGCAGCAAATTTATCTTTTTGAAATCTACGAACTATATATTCTGGTGTATTAGCTTTTGTAGACATTATTGCGTATGCTATACACTTGTACATTGCTTCTTCAGCAAACTTATGTACTTGCATTTCTGCATCTGTACCTAAACTATCGCTTATATATTTTAAAGTTACAGTTTTACCACTTAAAAAAGAACTAAAATGTATTTTTCCAGCAAGCTCATCTATATAATAAGAACCGTTAACTTGCGAGTGTTGTGGGTCTAACCCATATCTTTGACCTTCAGCTGGCCATAACGTATCATCCTCATAGTCGTCTGTAGTAGTAATCGATGTATGGGCTTTAAAAGCTGTCCAAGTGTCTGATTCAGTTTCAAAATCTAATTCATTGCCACTTAAGTTATAAGTACCATCTGCATTTTGTTTTATAGATTTTGGATTTGAAGTTCTTGAAGTCGGGTAAATAGGGTGTTCTACTCCAGCAGAATCTTTCCAAGTTAATTTAACATAGTTAACGTAGTCTTGTGGTAATAACATTTGTAATGTAGCTGGTATAGTTATTTCTTGCGCTTTAGTAGATTTAAAAGTGTCAAAGCTTAATTCTTGCAACGCTCTTTGAGCGTGAAAAGCAACATCAACTCTTTTAACTTTTTGAATTATTTTATCTTCACCAACATAAGCAATAAGAAATTGATCTATTATGTTTTCTAACGATGTAAACTGGTAGCCACCAAGATTACCTGAATCTTGATATTGCTGTTGTGTTTGATTGTCTAATAATCCCATTTATTTATTGTTTTTCTTGTTGAATATCGCTTGATTCTTTTTGACTAGCAACTTGTGTTACATTATAATCTTTCATAGATATACCTGCTAACTGTAATATTTTTATTACTAAATTATTTTCTTCTGACTCATGAAGTTCAAAGTTTTGTAAATCAGTTGCGCTTGCGTTGTATAAAGCTTTGCCAACGACAACTGCATACGTCCACTTTACAGTAGCAGGTTTTTTTATATAATTACATTTTACATCATCTGATGCAAATGTTAAAGTAACGTCTGAGGTACTACCTGTAGCCGCCTGTGATATTTCTAAATTATTAGGACCAGAACCTGATATAGAAACAACTGTAGTTCCAGCTGGTATATCTGTACCAGTTATTGTTTGCCCAGCTTCTATAAAATCTAAATTACCGCCAGCATCAACAGATATTGTAGTTGTGCCATCAGTATCACCATTTTGAGTAAAATAAACCGCTGCAGAAGCGGAAGGACTTGAACTATAAGGTTTTATTTTAACACCAGTAGCAGAAGTTCTTACATAAATAGGTCTTTGAACTGTTGGTTTTGCCAATGGACTTCTGTCTACTAACATAAACTCATCTTCAGTTACTTCTTCTATTATATTTGCAGTAGAACCACTAACTCCAGTTAAAGAAAGTCTAGTTAAATTATCTAATCTATACACATCGCTTGGTAAAGTTCCATCGCCAAATTGATTTATAATAGTAACTGGCTGTTGTCTTTTTTTAAATATACTTATTTTTTCTTCTAATAAATGATCTAAATCAGCATAAGGCGTGTTATCTTTTGGAAGCCTATTGTACTGATTTTTGTCATAAAAATATTGCTCAAATATATCCATTTGCGCTTGATTAGCAAATAAGTTAAACTCTTGCGGAGTTATATATCCTCTTTGCTCTTTGTTAGCTATTGCTAAAACTTTTTGATATACATTATTTATACTTACTGCCATAATTTTTTTGTTGTAGTTTGCGATCGCCCCGTAGAGCGACCGCTCCTACAGTTTGATTAGTTTAATCTTTTTTCTATATTTGCATATATCTCCATACCTTCATCAGTTTTAAACCAATGTGCTAAAGCAGTGTATGGGTGCTCGTCAAATGGAACTGTCATTATAGGTCTATCATTTGACCCCCATAAAAAGTTTCTTTGATCTTGAGTTAATTTTATAATACCAAGCTCTGTAGCTTTAATACCAAAATTTCTAAGTTGAACATTATCGTCAGAAGCTAATTCTAAGAATAAATTAGGATTTTTCTTAGCAAACAGTAATAAGTCACGCTTTATTTCCTTAGAACTCATATCTGATACCTTAGAACCTAATTCTACACGCATAATAGCTTCTGCCATATCAATCTCCATGTCTCTAGCTGCTAACAACGCGTCAACTTCTAAATTTAAATCTTCTATTTGATTTTTAGCTATTTCAACAGGTTTATGTTCTTCAAATAACTTATCTTTTTGAGGATGATATATTGATAGTAATTTTTGTAAAACAGTTTTATTTTTAGGAACAAATAAAGAGCCGTTTTCAAAAATAATATGAGCTAATCTTTGCTGCCCTTTCATTTCATCAACAAAACAAGTTCTTTGGTTTGAGGTATATTTTAATTCTCTTTCATAACCTTTTTCTTCGTCAAACCAATATATGCCACTACCTCTTATTAAGTAAGTTAATGGAGACCTACCATTTTTAAGATAGTACATCCTATCTTTTATAACCCAACCGTCTTCTGGATGAGATTTTGTTTTTGTTTTAGGTTTTGGTGTTTCAACAACTGGTGTTTCAACAACAGGTACCTCTACCTCTTCTATTTTTTGTTTTTTTGCCATAATATAATATATAATAAAATTAATAAAAAGAAAGGGTCGAGGCCGAAGCCTCGATCCTTAAAATAAATGTTTAGTTCATTAACATGAAGTTATTAGCTCCTTGTGTAATTAAACATCTTTCAGATAAGTAGTGAACTTCCATCACGTCTTTACCAGTAGTAGCAGCACCAACAGAACCAGTAACCCAAGTTTTTAATCTTCGGTCATCAGTTTGTGAAGCTCTATATCTTACATGTAAGAAAGGACGTTTCATATTAGAACCTAATTGCTCATCATAAACTGAAGATACACCAGCAGGAATAACAACCCCTCTAACTGCGTTTGTAGTATCATTTAAAGCGCCTCTAGTACCTTTGTCATTTAGGTATTTAAAGTCAGATTTATAGAAGTCATAAGAACCTCTTCTGAAACCAGAGAAACCTAAATTTAATGCCATGTCTTCAGAGTTGTTAAATACTCCGTAAGAAGTACCACCTGAACCATAAGAGTTCATTGAAGCTAACATATCATCAATAGCTAAGCTAGTTGATCTGTCAACAAACATCATGTTTTCTTCAATAGCACCGTTTTGGTCAAATACAGCTAAGATAGCATCAAACTCAGCTAAATCAGTAGCAGGATCAGAACCTACAACACCAGTAGTTTGGTGACCTCTGTTTTCAATAGCTTTGAATAAACCTTCAGTACCAGAGCCATCAGCACCAGTATCACCAGCGTTAGTTGGTACACCAGAAGGAGCAGCAGTTAAGCTTAACTCGCTTTCCATCATAGCCATTTCTAAGTAATCAGTGAAACGAGCTCTAGTATCACCTTCAGCTTTTAAGTACCATAGGTAACCGTTTTGTCCTTCTTCACCAGACACTTCGATCCAACCAATTTGAGCAGTATCAGATCCAGATACTTCGTAGTAATCTTTCATGATAATGTGCTTGTTCATATGAGACTTGAACTTAGGCTCGTTAGCAGAGGATCTACCATCTTGTCCTTTTGCAAATTCAGAACCATAAACTAATATTCTAAAGTCATCACCATCAGTTAAACCAGCAGCGTCACAGTCAGCGTGAGTATAAGGTAAAACTGTAACAGTGTTAGTTGAAACTGCACTAACAAAACCTCTAATAGTGTTTCCAGAAGCTTCTGAAATTAATACAGTATCACCAACTCTAATACCGTGATCAGCGCCAACAGTGTTTCCGTCAACATCGTTTACAATTGTAAATATGTTTAAAGAAACGTCAGCATTAGTTGCAGTATAAGCTAGGTGTAATCTTCCTTGCTCTGACCAGATTACTCTATCAGAGTTAGAAGCTTCTTCAGCTCCTACTTGAGCTAAGAAACCTGCGATTGTTCTCTTACCATAAATCTCAGCTTCTTTTTCCATAAGATCTGGTAAGTATTGTTGCGCCCAACCTTCAGTTGCTGCAGACGTAAAGTCTACATAGTTAGTCGCAAGCGTTTGTTTTCTAGGAGCAGCATCTACGCCACTCGCACTTGTAATTGCCATTTTTAATTTTTTTTAAATTAGTTATTTATTTTTAATTTTAAACTTAAAAGTTGGAGAAGTATCGCTAAGTACTCTTATTTTAGGCCCACTAGTGTTATCGTTTGAAAATGATTGCCTTGGGTCCATGCTTACGTTTTTAGCCCTAGCAATGCTTTCTTTCATAGCATCAGCTTTACCTTGCTCATAAAAATGCTTAGCAATAGCGTCGGGATTCATTGCTGTATATAAAGATTTATGATAACCTTTAGCGTCTGACATTTCATTGTTTTCATTCAAGAACTTCTTGACAAAATTATTAATGTCGCTTTGTGTTTCTTGTATCTCTGCAGCGTTCTTCACGTTAAACCGATATTTTTTATCACCGACGTTATATTCAAAACCTTTGAATTTATCGTTAAAAACTTGTTGAGTTTTTAATTTAAAAGTATTAGTTTGTTTGTCCGCTATTTTTTTATTCTCTTCGCTTTCTTTGTTATATCTATTAAAAAAGTTAATTGCTTTCTGTTGCTCACTCGTGAGCTTTGAACCAGCTTTAACTTCTTCATAGTATTTAGACTTTTGCCCGTCTAAGTGGCTTTTAGCGTTGGCAACTTGCTCTTTTAACGCTATTTTTTTCTTTTTAATATCTCTTTCTTCATCTACTTCCTCGTCATACGAGAACGAATCTTCAATTAAAAATTCTATTTCATCAGATGATAAATGAGATTTAGTTTGTTTATAATACTCTCTTAATATTGTCATGTCGTCGTAACTAGAATAATCTTGATTAAGACGTACGTAATCTTCTAGTGTACCACCAGTTTCCTCCATAAAATCTACAACTTTTTGTAAATTTTCAGGTATTGCTTGTCCAGTTTCTTGAGCTTCTTCTATAGCTTCTTGAACTTCTTCAGCTAATTCTTCTGTTTGTTCTTGAACTTCTTCTTCTGTTACTTCTTCAAGAGTGGGTGTTTCATCTTGAACGGTATCGGATTTTTCTTCTCCGGCAAGTTCTTCATTTGTTTCCTCGATGATTTCTTCGACCACTTTTTCGCTAGTTTCGGATTCGTCGCGTACATGTATCTCATCTGTGCTTTGCTCTGGAACGGCATCTTCTTTTGTTTTTGGTGGTTTACTTAAATCTACTTTGATGACATTGTCATCTTCTTGTTTATTTTGTTTTTTAAGATCAACTTTTATAACGTTGTCTTCAGCAGCCTTTTCGACTACTTTTTCTTTTTTCTTTTTTGCCATAATATAATATAATAATAATTAATAATCTTTATCTAGGTTCAAACGCACCTAAATCAAATCCGCCTCCTAGTATATCATTACCTGCAGACTCAAAGTTTTTAGGTGCTTTTGCACTTTTTCTTTGATCTATAAGCTCACTTTGTTGTGTAGCTTGTATTCTAGTTCTTTCGTCTTTACGATTTTCTTTTTCTTTTTCTCTTGCTTTATAACCTTCAACTTCTATATTTTTTAACTGCATATTTATTTGAAACTCTAACTGCATAAGTTCTTTTTTATACTCTACTTCTTGTTGCATTTTTTGAGATTCCATTTGAGCTTTCATTTGTTCAAGTTGCGCTTCTGCCTGCATCTTAGCTTGATTTTTTTGAACTTCAAGTTGAGCAGCCGCCTGCTGTGTTTGCATATTAGCCTGTGCTTGCGCTTGTATATTTTGCTGTGCTATAGCTTGATCTCTTTCTAATTTTTGTTGTCTACGTATTTTTAATAATTGATTAGCTAGCTTTATATTTTTTATTTCTCTAAGATCAATAGCGTCTTCAAGCTCTATATTCTGTTGTGCTAAAGCAACTTGTATATTATTTTCAAGCAAAGCTTTTTCTTCTTCATCAGGAGTTAACTCTATAAATATACCAAAATCATATAAATGTAAATTAGACATTTCATCAAGAGTTGCTACGTTATGAGCACCTATAGCTTGTACAAAGGCATCTGCTGTTGGTGAATACTCTAATATGTCAGATATTCTAAGTGACAAACACTCTGCTGCCTGAGAAGTTAAGTACAAACCAGCTTGTAATATATGTCTTGTCGCGGTATTAGAATTAGCGGCAGCTAATTTCTGTACTCCAACTAAAGCGTTTTTGTCTGGCATACTACCATCTCTAGCTTCATTAAGACCGGTTACATCTCTAATCATTTGTAAATAATAATTATACGTACCAATCAAACTTTGCATTTTAGCACCGCCATTACTAGACTGTATTTCTTGTATTGGCACTTTACCAGGATTCATATCTCCTTCACTTGTAAACGATCTACCGATTACAGATCCTGTTTGGAAAAACATATTTAAAGCCTCTTGTGGATTATAGTTTGTTCCGTTACCTAAATCTATTTCAGCAAGACCATCAGCATCTAAATAAACACCATCTGGTACCATGCGAGATAGTACTTGCTGTAACTTTAAATGAGTTAATTGTATCATATCTGCAAAACCAGTGATACGTTGTACTAACGACTCTATACGACCTTTATACATACGAGGAGCTACAACAGCGTAATTCATTTTTACTTTAGTAAAATCGCTTTTTGGCCTCATCATGTTTTTAGCCATTTCCCATTTAAGCAATTTATCAGTGCCAAGTATTATAGCACCGTCATATAAACACTCTACTGATCTATGTAGTTTGCCAAAATTATCAGAATCTTCTGGTGGATTAAAAGTATCATCTTTTTCTAATATTTTTTCAGCACCAGTACCAGTTTCTTTTACTTTGTAAACTTCGTTCATATAAGTTTTATAATTAAAATATAAAACTTGAACTTTATTGTTATCTTCTTCTAATGTATTGTATGAATTATTGTGGTAGTTAGCTTGGTGATAACTTTTACTTCTAATTATATCTTCTAATTGCTCTTGATCTAAATGTGGAAACTGTTTTACAAGTTCATTTATAGGTATCATTTTAACTTCACCAACGTAATATAAATCATCAAAATATGGTGATTCAGTATATGAATAAACTAAGTCTGCAGGATCGACGTATTCAACAACAACACCTTCAGATGTATTAAATCCAGTTTTAACAGCACCAATACCTAAAACAGTTAAATCATAATAAAACTGTTTTTTAATTAATTCGTAATTACTACCTTCAAATAAAACGTTTAAAGCTTGTTCTTCAGCTAACTCTACAGCTTGTTTATATGTTAACTGCATATGCAGCTTTAATTCTTCTTCAGAACCAGGCAGTATGTTGCGATCGTTTTCATATAAATTTATACCTGTTGTTTCTTGAACAAAATCATTTATTTCTGAAGACCTAATATCTTTTAACATTGATTCCATATATTGAGTACGTTGTTCTACTCCATATGGATCTTGTGAATATGCTTTTATATCATAAGTTCTTTCTGCAATACCATTTACAACTATATCAACAAACTTAGGTATAATAGGCACTGGTTTCCAGTCTAAATTTAAATAAGATAAATCACCATTTATAGATAATTCGTCTTTGTATTTTTGTATTGATTGTTCACCTCTTGCGTATAACCTAAGGTTATGATAGTTGTTATGATTTGTTCTATATCTATTACTACCTTTTTCAGTATGAAACCACTCGGCTTCAATAGCTTTAGCTACTTTTAAACCATAGTCGTAACTCATTTTTTCAACGTCACTTACAACTTGAGATGGGAAATAACTTCTTACAGCCATATTTATTTTTTAATTATTTTTGACATATTACCATTGTTTGAATACTTAGCAATACTTATATTTAGTTTTGGTTTTTCTATCACAGCATTTGGTCTATATAAATGCCTATTACAAGCCATTATTGCAAGACCAGAGCTTATAGAAGCGTCGTGTTTCGTTCTTTTGTTTATATCAAATTTAGCCCAGTCGTTTAACAACTCGTTAAAATAACAACTACCAAATTGACCTTCAGCGTTCATACCTACGTGGTTCTGTATGTACATTTCAATAGCCGCGGCATGTGCTTGTTTTATATCTTCGCTTGAGTTTGGTATACCACCTATTTCTTTTTCTGCAGTTGATAATTTATTCCAAACTTTATCAGGGCGGTTCATACTAAAACCTCTGTAACCACGTCTTCGTAAATAATACAATAGACGAGGCTTGTTGTTCTCTGCAAGCAAAGGCATCCCATAAAATACTAATGCCATTAGAACATCTTCAAAGAACATCTCTGCGGTTTGTGGTCTAGCTATATACTCTAAGAAAAACTGATTAGCAGGCGCATCTTCCATACTGAACTTAGTTAAACCGTGTAAAGCTCCTTTAGAGCCTTTACCATCTACAGTTCCTGATATATCATATGAGTCACAACCAAAAGCACCCATATGTTCATTACCAGGATATTTTATACCATTTTTTATTACAATTTTATTTTGTATGTGTGTTGGTGGTACCCAACTTATTTTAAATCTACCTTTTGGATCTGGATAAAATATAACGCTTGTATCTTTTACACCGTTAATCCACTGAAAACTACCCGTTGAAATACCTAGTGTCCTTGACATTTCTTCGTTGTAGTCTATTTGCTCGTATATTTTAACAAGATTAAAAATGGAATTTTTAGTTTCATCCCTAAACGCGTGTTCTTCAGTTCTTGGAAACTGCCTGTAAAATTCGTTTAGCGCGTCTTGATCTCCTTTTAAACCATCAGCTTCGTTTTGCCAGTGGTCTATTACACCTACATCTATTAACTCTCCATGGGGGTCAAAGACGTCATCACTCGGAGTATTGAAGACTGGGCTTCCGTGCTCATCAATAAATCCTTCGTAGTTCCACTCCATTG